ATTTCTTCACAGCTCTCACATTCCCAGAGCAGGACTCCATCTTTGGCACCCATTATTTCAACTCCTACTACCTCATCACAGTGGCAGTTAGGACAATGGTTTGGGTTGTCTTTGTAAATTAAGTTGGTATTGTTTATTAATTTGTCTAACAACTTACCATTAACTTTGTCTACCAAGTCAACCACTAACACCATTCTAGTTGAAAGTTCTTTTATCACTTATTAGCTTAAACGCTTTTTAACTTGAGCCCAAAGTTTATCATCAAGTTTATTAGAACTTTTAGATACTAAGTAATCTCCTAAAGCTACAACAACAGACTTAATCATATCTTCACTAAACATGCTTTTAAGTATGCCAATTATCATTGCTTTCATTTAATCTCCTTTATTTCACAGTTACATTCTGAACATTTCACAAACTCTTTCTTAGGATGTGAATCTCTTTCAAGTTTTGCTAATCTTAATTTAATATCGGTTAACTCTAATTCAAACTCTTTTTTCCACATGTCATTCAATCCCACGGGTCATCATCTTTGTCATCTACATATATATCAAATATTTCCCACCTACCTAACCACCAAAGTCCTCCAAAAAAGACAATTACAAAGCCTAATATGAAGTACCCTAGTGCTACCATAGCTAACCTCTAATCTTCCCGTAAAGGGTCATTATACCTACAATTATAGCAATTGACAAAGATATAAATGTTAATAGTGGGTTAAAATAGTTAGAATAACTAATTATTGTAGACATACAAGTCCAGCTTACACCTATTTCTGGATTGTTTGCTAAAAGTTTTAAAGTATCTTTCATTCTTCCTCGCAATCATCCCAATTAGACAAATCTAACATAGGGAGTGGTTTTTCTATCATATGACTTTTTAATTGACCGTTTTGTATAGCTATTTTATTGCCACCTTTTATATAAGGTTTTCCTTTAGCACAGCCTACTGAATAGACAAATAGAATTGTTTTCCAAAGACCTACACGCACAACACGAGCAGGTTTACCATCAAAATGTATAACATCATCTGTATTTAAATCATTACCAAGAAATATCTTTAATCCTTCAACAGCTGACTCTATAGTAGATTTAAATATAAAAAGGAAAGAACCTCCTAATATAAGATAAGCATAATCTCCTAAAACACTTTTTACATAATCTTCCATTTTAACTGTTTGTATCTCCATAATTAAATATTAAAAATCCTGTGGTACTATCCTTCCTGTTCCATGTATATTTGTAACTCTAGTTTTAGCTTTCTTTAATTGCTTTTCATATATAGCTTCAAAATATTCTGCGCTTTGCAAATCTTTATTTCTTGGGTCTCTATAACCTATAGCTATAACTTTATCTACTATAGATTTTTGATACCTAGGAGGTATACTTGTATAAGATAAAAGAGAATCATTGTCTATATCGTAATCAGTAAATTTACCTCTTATTCTAACATTATTATTTCCAGATATTTGAATAGATTTATAATCACTAGTCCATCCATTTTTAGTAACTGCGTTTGTAGCTTTTTCTACTAAAGCTATTTTTGTGCTAGCTGAAGAACCACCTAAATACCAAAAATATTCTTTTTTATCTGCCATAATTAACTCCCATCATCTATTTTAGGATTGCCTTGCAATCTTTGAATTCTAACATCATCAATATAAACTTCCTCAATTGATATTAAATTAGCTATTCCTTCAGGAATTGCATACCATCTTTTACCAGCAACAGTATCTAATGTTTCATCTAACAGTTGAACCATTTTAGTATCTTCACAAAATTCGTCTTTTACTTGATTTAAAAGCATTACAATTTCTGTTTCCCCCATATGTGGATGATGTTGTTGAACTAATTCTATCATTTTTTCAGCTGTTAAATCTGCCATTATTCTCCTTCTGGTTTAACTTGACTTAAATATCTTTGCATTTCAGTCATAAAATCTTTTTCTAATAATTGCATTTGAGTACTTATCATTTGCATAAGTTCTATATCTTCTTCATCTTGAACTTGATTGCTTATATATGCTTTAAGTATATTTACACTACTTTTTAAAGCTATTGCATGTATTATATTTGTAGGTAAATTAAGGTCTGAATTTATAGTTGCTTGAGTTTTCCCTTCATTGTCACCACTAGCATAACTAAAACAATAAATAAAACCTTTATTAGAATCTGTGCAATTAGGTCTAATTCTTAAAATAGGTGTATTATTATTATAATCTATAGTATATACAGGACTAAAGTTAGTAGCTTGATATATACTTGTGCTATCTGCAGCTTTTTGATATTGGGTAAAACTTAAAGGAGCACATTCTCTATCTACACTACTATCTCTTCTCATAACTTTTAAAACTTTTTTGTCTTCTATATTATATCCATTAGCTACATCTGCTGCTACTTGCTGAACACCAACAGCTGAATACTTTAATAAAACATCATCAGGCAACATATCTGCTATTTCATTTATAGCAGCATTAATTAAATCACCTTCATATGCAGCTTCAGTATTATATGTAGCTCCTATTAAATCAGTTATTCTTTGAGCTATTGTTCCACCTTGTGCCATTATTTACCTTTTTTCTTATTCTTTAAATTTAATTTTCTTCTAGTATCAGGTTTTTGTCCATGCCATGGATTACCTACACTAGTTGAAAATCTATTAGCTAATTTCTTAGCCATTAATACTCTATATGAAATATTAAATCTATTGCATCTGCTTGATGTGTTGCAACTGTAGATGTAGTTGCTGCAACATAAACAGATGTAGAATCACTTGCTGCTTGTAGTAATATTGGTGTTGCTACTGAACCACCTGAATCTCCTGCACCTGCATCATAAACTCTTTTAATCTCAGAATTATCAATACTTTGTGTTGTGCCTATATTAGAATCTAAATGCAAAAATCCTACTATATTCGCTGCTTCCATATTTGCATCTCCAATACCTGCTGTTTCATTTTGTGTTCCAAGTGTTAAACTATTTTCTGAAAATATAAAATCTACATCAATATCTGATACACTTTGATTTAATACAAACATAGCAACCAATTTAGAACACCCACCAATTTCTTTTACTGCATTAGGTATTGCAACAGAATTAAACAAAACATCACCTACTGCATATTCAGATGTGTCTAATACAGGTGTAACTCGTATTATTTTACGTCTACCAGTAGATATAGAACTTCCAGCACTATTAGCTGAAACTGCTACACCAGCATTTGTTATTGTTAAATCACTCATTTCTCTCCTTAAAATTTGTGTAGAAGGGGCACAAGGCCCCCTCTACGATTGTTAACATACTTACTACGATGGGTCAGCACCTAAACTACCAGATATACTAAAACCTATACTAGAATTAGTACCATCAAGCCATAGTTCAGTAGCTTCACTACCACCTCCGTAACCATTTGCAGCTATCATAACAACTTTAACATATTGTGCATTCTTAGGAAGAATGTACGCTTCTAAAGTATTATCACCAGCAGCACCAGTTTCAGCGTTACCTTCTGTAGCCTTGGCTTCATACCAAGTCATTGTACTAGAAGATAAAGCTGCTGAAGGGTCGGCACCTATACCACCTACAGTTACATCTTGACCAGAATCCATTGTATACTCAATCTTAGCAGTAATATTAGTATCTTCATCAACTTGTGCTAAAACTATTTTAGCATTAGTACAAGGAAGCGAACTTCCAGATGTTTCTACATTACCACCACTAGAATTTGCAGCAACAGTTATAGTTTCAGTAGCCTTAACATAACCATCTTGTTTTGCGTATGTAAATGCCATAACTTACTCCTTCCTTAAGAAAACTTAAGAATTGCGTGAGTTTCAGGAACGCTAATTTCCAATCCAGCTTCGGTAATGACTTGGTCTTGTCTGCCATCAACTCCGTTGTCTTGTACATTAGTTTCAATGAAAGTGTCTCGACTAACACCATTGCCCACTAGTGGTCTGTAGTTTACATTTTTCATATCAACTGCTACTGCATAATCTTCCCAAGGTCCTCTTAATAAAGGCTCAGAAACAAAATGTAAATTACCAAAAATAGTATTTACCATTGTTACTGTATGCCCAAAAGCACCAGGAATAGATTGCACATCCAGTTTGTATTGAGATGAACCTACTGAGTTGTTTAAAAAACTACCACTACCTAATTTATTTAAGTAAGTAATAATTTTTCTTGAAGCTAATACTAGTTTATCACCACTATTACCAGATTCAGGAGCGAAGAAATCTTCCATCGCATCTAAAAACGCATCATAACCAGATGAACTATAAGACATATTATATACTTTGCCATAAGACTCAGTATATGGTAATATTCCCCAAGAAGTTCTAGATGGAGCAGTAGCTAAAGCTTCAGCAGAAGCAGCACCTACACCAAATAACATTGCTTGCTCAATATCCATTTTATGTTCCATTAATTTATCTTGCCAGATTCTTTGAAATTCATTAGCAATACCTCTATACTCAGTAGCTAAAGAAGTTCCAGAAAAGATATTCATGCCAGTTTTGAAGATTTGACAATATCCTTCTCTGTCATACAACTTATCTTCCCAACCAACAGGACTATCAGTTCCTTCAGCCCATGCACTACCAATAACTTGACCTTTACTAGAAGTAGTAAAATCGTTACTAGAAGCCCAGCTACCTATAGCATCTGCATGCCAAGTAGTACCTGAATGAGTATATAGATTGATAGTAGTTTTAGTTGAAGAATGAGTTATAACTACATCACTATGTAGTTTTAATCTTCTTACAACACCACCATCATCAGCTATTGCAAGTACTTGACCTGGTAATATAAAATTACAAGGCTGAGATGCTTCTATTTGACCATACTCGTTATAACCACAAGTTAAATCAATAGCCAAATCACTTCCCTGTGCTGCAAATGTAGCTGGATTAGCTCCATCTGTCAGTATAGCTTCGTGAACATCACCACCTGTACCTGTCATTGCTGTTTCTACTGTAAAATTACGTCTTTGCCACTGATGTCTCTGCTCTAAAAATTTAAATACAGGGTCATTAGTTGCTTTTTTTGCCACCTTCGATAAATATACGAAGAATGGACTTTGCATTGGAGCTAATTCTGCAACTCTTTCACCGAAATTAAACTTACGTCTAGTATCGTTAAGTGAAACACCGTTACCAGTATTAGGCCCACTCGCATTTGAAAACACTGTCGCGTTTGCCATTATTAACCATCCTTATTTATGCCCATCTTCAGCTGTCTTATTAGACCTTCGGGTAGGGCGTTAATTAAACTATTTCCAAGGGTTTTTACTATTAAAATTCCCTATTAAGTTGTCCATAACTTTATCTTCAAAACTTTTAGTATCAGCATTAGATTGTCCAGAAGGCATTACTCCCATAGGAGATGGTACTTGCTGTGCATTTTTTGTTTGCTGAAATACAGGACTTGGTTGTGCAGGTGCATTATTTTGCGGTACTGCTCCACCTTGTTGCATTCTATAAAGTTGAACTAAGTTATCAACAGTTATTGAGTTAGGGTCAGACATTTTTGTCATAAAATCAGTAGCTTCACTTTCATTCAAACCATGATTGCCCATAACATGAGCTTTCACTTCAGCTTGTTGTTGTGCTTGTTGTTGATAAGCTTGTTGTTTCTTGGCTTCTTCAACCCTAGCTTGTTCCATGTTATTGAATTTTTCTTCAATAACAGCTGTTTGATATTGAGATTTAAGGTCACTATATTCTATCATGTTTTTTTGCCATTCTCTATACTCGTCATCATACCTAGCACTTTCACTGTTTGAATCGGCATACGCCTCTTCTCTATTGTAAGTTCTAGGTCTTTGTGGCTCTGCAGGAGCTGACGGAAAATCATTAACCGAAGGTTCAGCAGGAGCAGCAGGAGCTTCAGATTGAACTGGAGCTGGTTGTTGCTGTCTTACTTGTTCTAACTCATTCTTATATTTATCTGCTTGAGATTGCCAGTATTCATACCTAGTATCATCATTTGATTTATTTTCCTGAGTTGGTTTTTGATTTTGCACAGGTTCATTTACTACAGGTTGTCCAGTTTCTACTGGAGCTGTTTCAACGTTTCCTTCATTTCCACTAGTAAAAGCACTCGAAACATTATCAGAGCCTTCAGATATATCGCCTCCAAAAACAGCTTCTTCTAAAGAATCATATTCTGGAGTTGTATTTTCCTGAGGGGTATCTGCTTGTATATTATCTTGTGTCATTATTTCTTTCTCCTTTTAGCTGCCTCTTGGCTACCAGTAGAGGGTAAGCTTAATTGTTTTGCAGAATCTCTTATCTGCGTTTTTATAGTAGCTAAATTGTCGTCAAGACGTTTTTCAAAGATATTTCCAGCAGCTTGAGCTTTTGAGCTAACCTGATTTAAATCACCTTTAAATTTCTCAACTTCAACTTTTTTCCTAAGATTGACAGCTTCTCTATCTCTAGTTTGCATGTCTCCTTTAAGTCTTTTGTTTTCTTCTTGAGTTTGTTTTAAAGCATTTTGAAGCTTAGCAATCATATCAGTACGCTCCATTACACCTTCCATATCAAAAATTTCTGTTTTCTTGAGAACTTCCTGCCTGTCAATAATTCCTTTTGAATATGCATCCATATAAAACTCTAATTCAGCATATCTGCTAGAAGGTAAAGTAGAACCACTTACAACAATTATATCATATTTGCCAAGTGTTATATCGTTCATAATTTCTATTTCACCTGTTTTATCATCGACTAATTTTTTATTAATAACATATTCGCTTATAGAGTTGTTTGGTTGAACTACTCTAAATATTTTTTTAGTAGTATAAAGCTGTTGTTGTAAAGGCATAGCAACTTGACCTACTCTTGTTAACCCGCCTTCTATATCAGCTAATTTTGATTTCATTTTTCTTTGCCCAAACTCATCTAAAGCAATAGTAGCTTTATATGTTTGAGGAGCTGCAGCTGAATTACCTTGCATCATTTCATACAACCCTAAAGCATGGTCAATATCATTTTTAGCAGTTATTTCGTTTTGATATAACTCATTAGGAAGAGGAGTAGGTTGAACTGGCATAGGAGCCCCATCTGTTGGGTCATACGATATTGCTACACCTGGTTGTGACCATTTTTCTTCAAAGTCTTTCATGTCGACACTCCCTTCGGGAACTAATATCTTAGTATTAGTACTTGTCG